TTTGAAGTGTGGGGGGGCCCACAAAAGGGTTTTGCGGGGGCGGAGCCTGGTACAGGAGCTCAGACACCACCACAAAAAGCAGACTCAGAGAAGTCTTACGAAGATTTTGTAAGAGAAATAGAAAATAATTAATTTTAAAGAAAAGAGGTAGAAAAAATGAAATTTGATGCTAAATCATTTAACCCAGAAGCTTGGTTAAAATACATGGAAGCAATGCCAAATGAAAGGCTTAACAGGTTAAGAAGTTCAAAGGCAATAGCAAAGGATAAGAGACTTAGAAGTGTGTTTAAGGATGATACACAGACAGGTACAGTTTATGCAAAGATACCATACTTTGGTAGAATCAACGGAGAAGCACAGAACTATGACGGTGCCACAAAGCTGACAAGCAACAGAACGAAATCACTAGAACAGGGTGTATTTACTTATGGCCGTATGTGTGCGTGGACTGAAGCAGACTTTTCATTTGATGTAACTGGTGGCGAAGATTTTGAAGATAACATCAGAAGGCAGATAACTGACTACTGGAACAACGTAGATCAGGATGTATTGTTATCTATACTAAAGGGTGTGTTCTCCATGAAAGACACTAAGTACTCAAATGCAAATAAAAACTTCGTTGCTAAACATACACTTGATATATCAGAATCAGGTAAGGATGTAGTAACATCAGAAGCAATGAAGGTAGGTGCTACTACATTAAATAGTGCTATTCAGAGAGCTGGTGGAGATAATAAGAACTCATTTAGCTTAGTGCTTATGCATTCTTCGGTATCAACTAACCTTGAAAATCTAAATCTACTTGAACACTTGAAGTATACAGATGAAAAGGGTGTGCAAAGAGATCTTGAGTTGGCTACATGGAATGGTAGACTTGTTATAATTGATGACAACATGCCAGTAGAAAATAAGAATTTAGGGGCAACAGGTGGTAAGGTTGATTTATTCACAACTTACGTATTAGGTAACGGTGCTATTTCTCTTGAAAACGTAGGGGTAAAGACACCATATGAAATGGTAAGAGACGCGTTCACGAATGGTGGAGAGGATACGCTTGTATCTAGAATAAGAAATGCAGTAGCAGTGGCGGGTATTTCTTACACTAAGGCAGCACAGGCTTCTAACTCTCCTACTAATGCAGAGTTAGAAAAGCCAGAAAATTGGGAGCTTATCAATGATGGCGAAACCGCAATACCTGATAAGTTTGTACCACTTGCAAGAATTATATCAAGGGGCTAAAGGTAATGGGAATTAAGATGACTAGAGAAGAATATATCGACAAAGTAATTGAATTGATCGAGCCATTTGGAATTAGATTAAGTGCAGATGATTTTTATTTGGAATTTGTTATTGAGTCGACTATCCAGGATATCTTAAATTTTTGTAACCTAAAAGAAATACCAAAAGAGCTAGAACATGTTATAGTTAGACGTGTTCTAGCTAAAATACTTGATTTTAAGCTACAGACTTCAGATGCAGACTCCATAAATATAGAAAAGGGAATAAGATCCATAACAGAAGGTGATGTTAGTATCAGTTACGATACATCACTTGATAAAGGGGCTATGCTAGCTAAGTTTATAAAAGATGGCTTAAATTATGGAATGGATAACCTGTATAGTTTTAGGGACTTTAGGTGGTGATTATGTGAATCATAGAAAGGTGATTGAGTCTTTATATAAAGGATTGTGTGATATTTACGAATACAAGACAAGTAAAGACCCTATTACAGGGCGTATAAGCAAACCTAAGGAAGTTAAAATAAATGATGAACAAATCCCTTGCCGAATATCTTACAACAGCTCACAGGCGATTACACAGACTGAGGGTGGCGTATTAGTTCAGAATATAAAGTTATTCTTAGCGCCTGAAATTGATATCAAACCTAATAGCAAAATTGTTGTAACCCAGAATGACAGGACTGTAGCGTATAAAAACAGTTCAGTTCCTATGATTTATGATAGTCACCAGGAAATAAACTTAGAAATATTTGATAGGTGGAGCTAATGGGTAGCATAAGAGGCAAGGCAGACATGAGGGCTTTGAAAAAGCTTGAAGAACAGTTTAAGCAGCTTGAAAAAAAGAAAGCTGATGAATTCTTGAGATTTTTAACAAGGGATTTAGCGAGAATCACTTTGTCTAATGTTATTTTTCGTACACCTGTTATTTCGGGAGATTTAAAAAGAGCCTGGACAGGTGGAGTTGACATGTCACCTGATGCATATGTGCAGACCAGAAGCATATCAAGAAAAGGCAATGCCTATGTGCTACTTTTATTCAATAGCATGAATTATGCTTCTTATGTTGAGTATGGACACAAGCAACAGGTGGGAAGATTTGTTCCTGAATTGGGGGTAAGATTAAAGGCCCCGTGGGTACAGGGACAGTTTATGTGCAGAAAAACAGTAGCTGATGTGAAAGCAAGATATCCAAGCATTGCAAGAAGAAATCTAGAAAAATTCTTAAAGGAGAATATACATGTTTAATGACTTGATAGATGCCATCTCTAAAAGACTTTTAGAATACTTCCCGGAGAGCGTACCAAATATATATTCAGAAAATATTGAGCAGGGTTTTAGTGAGCCTTGCTTTTATATTTCCCTGATAAATTCCACAAATAAAAATAAGTTAGGACCTGGAAGGGGTAAAAGGTACAAGTTTGACATTATGTATTTTAACAATAACCTGGGTAATGATGATCTAAACACTATGGGTGATAAATTATCAACGGTCCTAGAAGATATACAGATAGGGGATGCCTTAATTCATGGATTTGACATTGAATATGAGGTTAAAGATAATAAGCTTCACTTTTTTGTGGAATATCCAGTACTAGCATCCTATGAAGTTGAAAAAGTGTCTAAGATGGCAAGTTTGAAAGAAAGGATAGATATTAATGGCTAAAAAGAAAGAAGAGTTACAGAATCCAGAAGAACAGGCTACTTTTACTAAAGACCAGTTTATGGGATCTGAAAAATATCGTTATAGACAAGATGTTATTGAAGTCTTACTTGATGTAGATCGTAGTTATTCGATTGAAGAAGTGGACATGATGATAACAGAGTACATGGAAAGAGAGGCAAGGTAATGGCATTAGGTGGCGGTACATTTACTACTACAGATAAAATGCTAGCAGGTGCTTATATAAATAGTGTGAGCGCAGCTAGAAGCCTATCTTTGATAGGCGATAATGGAGTGGTGGCAATTGCTATAGAACACTCTTATGGAGACTCTGGAGAGGTTATATCACTTACTCCTAGAGAATTTAGAGAAGACTGTTTGTCACACTTAGGTTATAGCCTATTTGATGATAGACTAAAGGGTCTTAGAGAGCTTTTTGAAAACTCTAAACTAGTACATATTTATATACTTAACAATACAACCAAGGCCAGCAATTCTGTTGCTACTGCTAATAAAGGCGGAACAAGAGGCAATGATATTGTGATTAAGATTCAGAAGAATATAGATAATCCTGGTAAAAAAGATGTTATAACCATGATAGATTTTATTGAGGTTGATAAGCAGACAGTAACAAATGCTAGTGAATTGCAGCCAAATGCTTTTGTAACATTTAAAAATGTTGAACTAGCAGAAAAAGCTGGTGAAAAACTGGCAGGCGGAACGGATGGAACAGTCACTAATGGAGACCATCAGGCTTTCTTATCTAAGGTTGAGACTATGACTTTCAACTCAATAGCTTGCATGGCAACAACTAAAGAAGTTCAGAAGCTTTACATTGCCTACACAAAGAGAATGAGAGATGACATTGGGCTAAAATTTGCAACAATTTTATGTGAAGCGACAGATATAGCTGGAGACGCTAAGATATATGATTATGAAGGTCTAGTAATTGTCAAGAACAAGGTCAAGGGAGAAACTGTGAAGGGCAATGAGTTAGTCCCATTTACTGCAGCAATTTATGCTAATGCACCTATAGGTAAATCTAACCTTAATAGGCAGTATACTGGAGAATATGAGGTAATGACTGATTATACACAGCTACAGTTAAAAGACTTGATTAAATTAGGTAGATTTATATATCATAGGGTGGGAGATACTGTTAGAGTTCTTGAAGACGTTAACGGACTAATTACTATCTCTGATGTAAAGGGTGCAGAATTTAAAGATAACCAGGTAGTGAGAGTATTGGATGCTTTAGCCATTGCGGATGCAAGAGTATTTAATGAAATTTACGTAGGCAAGGTAAACATTGATACAGCAGGCAAGGAGTCTTACAGAGATAAGGTTATAGATGTTAGAAAAGAATTCTTAAAGCAGGGAGCCTTAAAAGACTATGATAAGGATAGTATCCAAGTTGTTGAAATAAACAATGATAATGTGAGAGGGGCTATCAAGGTTGATTCGATTGTAACTCCTGCTGAATGTTTTAGACAGCTGTACTTGACTAATTATGTGAGAAAGTAAGGTGAAATAAATGGACAAAACAATAAGAAAATTAAACCTAACAAATGAATCTGTATCAGGTAGCTTAGGGTCAGTATTCGCAGAAGTTAATGGAAAAAGATATGTGCTAGCTTCACTATCAAAATTTAAAGCTAAGTTTAAAACAAATACTACTAAAAAAGGTGTTTTGGGTATTTCTGGTAAGCAGTCAAGAAGCTCAGGCTGGGAAGGTACATGGGAAGCTACATTCTATTACAACCAGTCCACTTTTAGAGAGTTAGCAAGGGTATATGCGCAAGAAGGAATTATGCCTACATTTGCTATTCAGGTAATCAATGAAGATCCTAGCTCAGTGAAGATAATTGGTAGGCAGTCGGTAACATTTAAAGATTGTATTATAGAAGAGTTGGTGCTTGCAGCTATTGATGTTGAGGCAGAAATTCTAGATGAAGAAGTATCAGGAACATTCAATGACTTTGAATATAACGATAAGTTTATTGATTTTCCAAGTGCATAGAATAATGTTAAGCGGGATTGAGTAAAGCACTCAGTCCCTTTTTAATTACGAAATATAAGGAGAAAAAAATGAGTAAATTCGCAGCTTTTATGAAAAGAGACCTAGAAAATCTTGAAAGAGAATATGTAATATCAGAAAGATTCCTTGATGAAGATGGCAATCCTATTAAGTTCAAGCTTAGACCTATGCCAACAGTTCTAGAAAAACAGCTAAGTAAGGAATGTAGAAAAATAGAAAAGAATGGAACAGTTACCTTTAATGCAGAAAAGTACGAAAATGAAATAACTGTTGCATGTGTGGTTTATCCAGACTTGAAAGACATAGAGCTACAAGACTACTATGGAGTGAATAGTGAAATAGATTTGCTAAATGAAATGCTATTGCTTGGTGAAAATAGAAAGTTGCAAGAAGCTATTCAGGATATTAATGGAATTAAAACTTTAGATGAAAAAATTGAAGAAGCAAAAAACTAATTGAGGGCGGTGACGGAGATGCAAATATAGCTTATTACTGCATCCATGAGTTCCACTGGACACTGCCAGAGGTTTTAGAAATGATGGATAATGAGGAGCAAAAAGCATTCATTATTGCTTCAATAAATATTAGAATTAAGGAAGAAAAAAAACAAGCTAGAAAGCTAGAAAGGGGGTAAAAGTATGTCAGGAATTGGATTACCAGTAAGTGTTTCAGATGGTCTATCATCCCCTTTTTCAGATATGACAAGACATGTTGTAGAACTTACTAACGCTTATAGCAGGTTCACAGAGACTGTAAGTAAGCCCGTATCGTATAACGTAACTGATAGTATAGGACAAGCTAATAACAAGCAAATAGCCCTAAATAGTTCAGTCTCAGAGGGTGCTGGACTAATGGAGAATCTAGTAAATAAAGCGAAAATGCTGGTAGGTGCCTATTTAGGTATTCAAGTAGTAAAGCAAATGATTGATATATCAGATACCTACACGAGTATGCAGGCTCGCATAAATATGATAAATGATGGATTGCAAAGTAACTATCAGTTAAACCTAATGATATATGACTCAGCTAACAGGACTAGAGGTGTGTATACTGATATGGCACAGACAGTCACTAAGTTAGGCCTTCTTGCAAAAGATGCATTTAACTCAAATGCAGAACTTATAAAATTCACTGAGTTAATGCAGATGTCATTTAAGGTCGGTGGAGCAGGTCTCCAAGAGCAACAGGCTGCAATGTATCAGTTAACCCAGGCAATGGCTTCTGGAAGGCTACAAGGTGATGAGTTTAGAAGTATATTGGAAAATGCACCAATGCTAGCTCAGGCTATAAAAAAAGAATTAAATGGTATCGATATGAAGAAAGCTTCCTCTGAAGGGCTTATAACTGCAGATGTCATTAAAAGGGCTATGTTTAATGCGGCCGGTGACATAGAAGATCGATTCAATAAGATGCCTATGACCTTTGGTGAAATATGGAATAAAATCAAGAATAACTTTGTTATGGGAATGGCACCAATGTTCGAAGCTCTTAACCGACTGGCCAATAATCCATATATCATAAACTTTGTGAATAATTCTATTGCTGCATTTGCCCTATTAGGACAGGTGGGTGCTACAATGTTTGACGCCATCAATGGGGCCATAACCTTTGTGGGGGATAACATGCAATGGTTAGGACCTATAATTCTTGGATTGGTGGCAATTTATGCGGTGCTTAATGCAGAACTTTTAATATCAGCTATTAGATGGATAGCTGATACTGCAGCTAAAGTTGCTGCAACAGTCGCTGACTGGGCGTTAACTGCTGCAACTATTGCCTTAATAATTGCACAGGACGGCCTTAATGCAGCGTTACTTGCTTGTCCACTAACCTGGATAGTAATTGCAATAATAGCGGTAATAGCTGCCTTTTTTGCCCTTGTAGGAGTATATAACCACGTAACTGGGGCTCATGTATCAGGAGTGGGGTTAATATGTGGAGCTTTTGGTTTCATGGGGGCCTTTGTATTTAATATCATGAAGAATATAGCTAACCATATAGGGATAGTAGCGGAATTTGTTGCAAATGTATTTAACCATCCCGTGTATTCAATTGTGAGGTTATTTGTTAATCTTGCTAAAAATGCACTTGGAGTGGCAAAGAGTATTACCAAATCTTTTGATAGTGTAGCTACTAATATTGCTAATGCTATGGTAGACGGTGCAAATATGGCCATAAATGCTATAAACTGGATAATAGACGCATTAAACATGATTCCAGGCGTTAATATAGGTAAGATAGGGACTATAGGGCACACAACATCAATTACTCACACAATAAGTAATTTAGAAACAGGACTTGATAAATGGTTGGATGAATCCAAACCAAAAGATTATAAAGTGTTAGCACCTAACTTAAAATATTCAGATCCTACTGACTGGGCTAATAAGGGATATGATATAGGAGCTAATTTTTCTAAGATGGTAAAAAACAAGGTTGGGGGGTTATTTGACAAGGATAAATTCAAGCCAGATAAACAGTACGGTTTAAGTGACTTTAAGCAGTCAGGTATATCACCAGATGGAAATAAGGCACAAAAAGGAATAGCTAAAAATACCAAAAAAACCGCAGAAAACACAGAAAAATTCCTTGATGATATTAGGTATATGAGGGAATTAGCCGAAAGGCAAGCTATTAACAGAATTACTACAGCAGAAATAAACATAGAAAATACAATAAATAATCCACAGACTCAGGATCTAGACGGCTTTGTAGATGCACTTAATGATACGCTAACAGGCCAATTAGAACGCCAGGTAGATGGTTATTATAAAGTTTAGGAGGGATGAAATGTATTTGTTCTATTTGGATAACATATTACTGCCTATCACTCCTAGCAAGTTGTCCACAAAGATAGGCGGTAATAACAAGACAATGGAGTTGGCCAACTCAGGTGAAATAAATCTAATTAAATTTCCAAAGTTGACAGAGTACTCGTTTGACTTTGAGCTGGTCCACAATATTAATTATATAAAATACAGGGCTTCAGGGAATGAACCTAAAGTGGTACTTGATTTTCTAGAAAACGCTAAGTCAAAAAAGAAGGTAATTACGTTTAGAGTTATTCGTAAGCAGGGAAAAACAACTAGATTTCCACTTGAAGCTAAAGTTACTGTGGAAAATTATGATATAGATGAAGATGCTGACAATAACTCAGATATAACAGTTAGTCTAACCCTAAAACAATTCAGACCTTATAGGACTAGTCATTTATTAAATCAAGCAGATCAATATCCTAGACCAGTTGGGGGAGAAAAAACTGGGGCTACTACGGTCAAAAAGGAAGAGCCTGTAAGAACTTCTGCGGTGTTGAAAAAGGTAGAAATTAAAACTCACTTAAACATAAGGTCAGGTGCAGGAACACACAACAGAAAAATTGCCAAGTTTAGCCCAGGTGATAAACCTTGTGTATATGGAGTGTACAATTATAAAGGACAAGACTGGTATAAAGTCAAACACTCAAGAGGAGACAATGGATGGGGCTGGATTAGTGGAAATGGTAAATATGTAAAAGTTATAGCAAATTATGGGAAGTAGGTGATTGTATGACTATAGAAAATAGAGATATGCATACCTACAATTGTGATGTTTATATAACTCATAATGATGATGTTTACCAGGTGCCTGTAGCCAATGGGTTGGAAATTTCTTGGGAACGTAAAGGAGCTGCAGGTAAATGTACATTCAGTGTTATTCAGGAAGATGATGGAGAAATTCAATTTGAAGAAGGGGACACTGTAAGAGTAAGAATATCAAAAACATGGATGTTTTACGGATTTATTTTTACTTTAAATAGAAGTAAGGATAGAATAGTTAAGATTACTTGTTATGACCAGCTTAGATATTTAAAATCCAAGGAAAGTGCTGTGTTTGTCAATAAAACAGTAGGTGAGATAGTAACAATGATAGCTAATGATAGAAGGCTGAATAAAGGTGCTATAAGAGATAGTAAATATAAAATACCATCTATCACAAAAGAAAACTCCACCTACTTTGATATGATCATGACTGCGATTGAAAAAACAACTGAAGCAACAGGTGAAATTTTCATTTTATATGACCACTTTGGAAAGTTGACTCTATGTCCGTTGAAACATATGTATCGTAACGTTGTAATAAATGCTAGTGTTATCGGCGACTTTGATTATGAAAGTACCATAGATAAACAGACTTATAATGTTATTAGAGTGGGATATAAATCACAAAAAGACGGATCTACGGTATATCAAACATGGAAAGATGAAAAAAGCATAGCTAAGTGGGGAATGCTACAGCTTACAGAAAAAGCTAATAATAGTTTTAATGCTGTAACTATAGGAAACCAACTGTTGAACATGTACAATTCTAAAACAAAAACTTTAAAAATAAAAAATGCAATGGGCGCTAATGAGGTAGTTGCAGGGTCAGTAATAATGGTCAACCTAGACTTGGGAGATATTGTAATATCAAACAATATGGTAGTGGATGCGGTTACTCACAAGATAGAAGATGGTCTATATTCAATGGATCTTGAACTAATTGGCGGTGAATTTGTATCAACTAGAGGTGTTACATCTGATCAAGCTACAAATGGTAATAGTAAAAATAGTTCCGTTATTGGGGCACCAGACTGGGGGCATGGGGTAACTGCAGCCATGATGAATAGAGTCTTAAAGGGACCACTTTCAGGTATGGGGGAGAAATTTGTGCAGCTAGGTAATGCTTATGGAGTTAACCCCATGTTAGTAGCCATGATAATAAGAATAGAGTCAAGACCTGGTATGAATAGTGGACTTGCATTAAAGGGCAATAATTTTGGGGGGATAAATGCCATAAAAGGCTTTCCAACTATAACAATGGGTGGACGAGCTTATGCAAAATTCCCTAGCGTTGACGTAGGAATAGAGCAACAGTTTAGACTCTTAGGAGTTAGATATATAAATGACTGGAAAAAGAAAAGCATAAAAGATATTATCATGACCTATGCACCACCACATGAAAATGACACTGCAGGCTATATAAACAACCTGAAGAGTTTTTACAAACAAAACACAGGAGTTACATGGAGTGAAAGTTTACTTGGTAGTGGAGTAGCGAGCGTTGAGGAAGCACAACGAAGAATGTCAATGAGGATAGAAACAAATAACAGTACACCTTATAGCACACTATCAGGGGGCTATCCAGCACACGTGGAAGAGGCAAGGAAGCATATCGGTAAAAATTGGAATGTGATGAAAACTTTAGGTAGAATGAGTAAAGGCCTTTGGTGTTGTGATTTTACAGTATTCTGTATGAAAAAAGCAGGAAATATGCCTGTCGCTGATACATCTTCCACTAGAGATTTACATGACAAATTTGAAGCGAAAGGTAAAGCCAAACATCTACAAAGTGCTTGGAGCTATACACCTAAGTCAGGTGATATTATCTTTTTTAATAATGGATCTGCAAGAGCTGGAACAAAACAAATAGACCACGTAGGCATAGTTGAAAAGGTGGAAGGTGGAAAAATAACAACGATAGAAGGTAATGCAGGAAGATCTTTAAATGTATGTAGAAATACTTATTGGGTAGGTCAAAAGAAAATCACTGGCTATGGGATAATGTAAGGAGATAATAATGGCGGAAATATTAACAACTATAAAAAAGATAGTTCATACCACTGTAAAATCAATGGTTATGTGTGATAACTTAATAGGAACTGTTGTATCTGAATCACCTCTTAAAATTTCAATAAATGAAAAAATGATACTAGAGGACGTTCATTTTCTCAAACTAAAAAGTGCTGTTGGTGATTTCCCTGTAGAAGTCGAGGGTGTACTTAATCATGAAGGTAGCCACAATATAAAAAGCAAGGGAATAAGTA